ATAAAGACTTCTCCATTCATCTAGAAATAATTCAAAAGAAGGCTTGCTATTATAACAAGCACTGTTATTTGCGAGGCCACGTTGTGCCTCAGTATTATACCATGCTCCATGCTTTGCTTGTCGTAGTGCATCGTCTGATAAATCAGATAAACTAATTAAAGCTGATCGTCTGACTCCTCCGACAACGACGATTTGAGCAATCTTACAGCAAAGATCGTGGCATTCAAGGGACGTAAGCTTTCGTCCAGCCGCTCCCGTAAATAATCTAACTGTAAATTTGAAGAGGTCGATAAGAGGTTCTGGGCCGCTTGCTCTACCTCCAAAAGTTTTGAGCGAGGAACCCGCAGGTCGAACTCTAGATGTATCCCATTCTGGTATTTGACCTGAATACAACAACGATACCAGTTCCCTAAACGATTTCGCCCATCCAACCTTTGAATCCGGTACGTGTATGACTGTATCTGTTGCATGGAAATCCTCTGCAATCTCTGGAAGTTTAGAAACGTATTGTTCTTCTACGCTATAACCAACACCTGTACCGCACATAAGAACATACATCATTTCATCAAAGCAACGTGGGCTATCAATAGCAAGATAACTACAATTAAACCCTGCCATGTTGTCACGATCTAATGCTTCACCAGCGGTCATCAAAGCCCTCATAGACGGCATGACTTCAAGATCGTGGATAGCTTTAAATATTTCTACACGCTCATCATCATTGAGTTTGTCACCCCAATATTTTATGTAGCGCGTTATTGTTTCTTTCCATGTTTCTCGACGCTCTTCACTTGGCAGGTAACGGGCGTAACGGCTTTTGTGTATGTATTCTTGATAGGCATCCAATGTTATTTCTCCATTTCATCTATGTCATTTAAGTCATTAATATTTAATTTATATTTGTTTCTTTTCTTTATAGGTTTTAACTTTTCTTCAGTTCGTTCTTCATACTTTTTTCTTTTATGGCGACTAAACTTTTCTAGTCGCTCACGCTTACGATCATTCATCATCACTCAAGCTCTCACGCTTTGAAACATCTATCCAAGAGGAGGGAATACTATCTTCAGAAAACCATCTAAAACCTTTTGAAGAGGCCCATTCAGAATGGTTACGTCTTGTACCATCCTTACGGCGCTTTGCTTGTGGCATAGGAGCATTGGGATCTGCAAACAAGAACACTAGCTCTATATCTTCTGGCAAAGCTTTAGCGATCCACACATACTTATTATATTCTTGATGATCCCAGAAGCGACCCTTCGCCTCAAGATATATTTTCTTACCCTCTACTGTGCGGATAAAGTCTGGATGATAAGTATGCTCGACAATATATTCTGCCTTTTCAGAATGTATCTTCCAATCATTGAGTATGCCTGAGTGTAGCTCATACTCCCAATTAGAATCATAGCCACGGACAGGGGCTTTATCGACAGGCCGTTTGACACGCGCCTTCCTATAACCTTTTTTTATTTTTGGTTTCAATGTAGTGTTGGTATCCCTTCAAAGTGTGAATGTAATATAGTATACAACTCAAATAAAAGCTCGTCGTCTATTTTTTCTTCGTCTGCTAACTGTCTGGCGCAGAAGAAAATTAAAGCTTCTATTGTTAATACTTTCATTTTAAATCATCGGCAGTGTAACTGTCAATAGGGCGTGAAGGGTTTTTGTTATAGAAATATTTAAGTTTATTCCTTGTCCACCTTTCTGTAAAAGCAGAGTTAAAAAACTGCCTGTCTTTGAAGTAGTGAGATGTTTGGTTTAGATACTTCTTAAAGTTTTTCAGATTTATTTTATCTGCTTCTTCTTCAGGCATGATGCTGTGCAACCACTCGACAGAAATGGCCTTGACCTGTCTATTGATTTTTTTCATTATTTTACGGTTCACACAACCTCCTCGACTCTTGGTGCAACTTCTACGTGAGTCAGATACGTCGGCCCACTAGAATATTTAAAAACTCTAAGCCCTGTACCATTGTTAGCATCTTTGTAGCATTCAAATTTATAAGCACAGTAATTACAGTTACGGTGTAGTTTCATGTTGCCTTTCTTACCTTCTGGTACAGACTCATAGCATCGTGGTGGAGGCGTAGCCAGCTTCAAGGCTTTCTTTACAGTTTGTATTTGTTGGTTAATAGCAGGCTTGTCAAGCTCTTCTGGGCGATAAAGACATAGCTCCCCACTCTCTTTGTTAATAACAAGGAAGCCTCCCTCAGAAGACTTCTCAGCCTCCTCATAGCCTGCAAGCTGTGACATATATCCGAAAGGATCGTCTTCAGCTAGGCGACCCTCACGAAATTTATTAAATGCAAACTTAGATGCAGTCTTTACATCAACCACTTCACCATCAATCTTACAATCAATGTGGCCTTTAACACCTTTGACTGTAATTTCTTTTTGCTCGTCAGTGACATTGTGTCCTGCGGCACGAACAAGCATCAAAAGAATTTCTTCTAGAATGTGACCGTAAAGAAACTTTATCTGTAAAGATGGGTGAGGTGTTGTGCTTTCTGTAGGTATATTCTGCTCATACCAAAGCTGTCTGGCAGGCCGACCAACATTAGACATACGCAGAGAAAACTCTGAGTTTCTTTCTGATGGTCTAGCCCAAGCCAGAAGGGAATCTTTGATACGTGATGCGGTCATGTCCAGATCTTCATCTGATAAATTAAATGCTTCCCCTTCAAATAACTTACCAAGCTGTCCATATATATCGTCAACTAATGTGTCAAGTTTCATTTTCTATGCCTTACGAAGCGACACTTACGTGTCTTTGAATTGTAGTGTAGGTACTGCACACCAAGTTCTTTTTGAAGTGGAGTCTTTGCGGATAGCCTGCCGTCTTTATAAGACTTAACATCTATCAAAGTGACCTCACCCTCTGGGTTTAGAGCAACAATATCTACTGGCCCTGTACATCCACAGTTCTTGAACACATGATAGCCGTTGTCCCATAGCCATGTAATGGCATAGTGTTCTGCTAAATCACCGATCCTGTTTGGTTCGTGAATCACGGTCTTCATCTAATTCTACCCCCTCTTTAGAAATCCACATGCCTTCAGTCCAATAGACACACGGTTTACCATTTATTATTCTATATGACTCAGGGCCATCATCATAAGCATCGAAAAGTTCTTTCATAAAGGTGTTAGGCATAGCATCAAAGAACTCTGGATCTTCTTCATCATATGTTTTATCCGTTTCAGAATCATACATAGTCATATATGTACCATCATATTCTATCCATTCGTCACTTTCTTCTACTTCAGAGCAGTGTTCAAAACTTCCTGATGCGATTTTATCGGGTACATAAACACCATCGCAAGCATACATATTTCCCCATAGAGTAAATTTCTTAATGTGTTTCACTCCAGTTATCTCCTATCTTGTATTCACCATCAAGAGGACAAAACAATTCTAGTCCTACGCCTGCCTGCCTTATTGCATCAACCCCCAGTTGTCCTGTTGAATCAGCCACAGATTCTTTTACTTCTAACTGCCATTCGTCATGTACGTTGCAGACAAAGTGTGCGTCTAATGTATTGAGCCTGATTAGCTGATTAAGATTTACCATCGCCTGCTTCATGACGATAGCTCCTGCGCTTTGAAGCAGTGTGTTCAGTGCGGCGTGTTCAGAACGAACATATAGCTTACGCCCATCTAGTCCTTTGAGGAAACCTTTTGAAGCCGCTCGTCCAACCCTGTCTTTAAGATGTTTAAATGCAGGGAGATTATCGAAGAAACGCTTTCTAAGTTTCGTACCATCACGCTTATTTCCTCCGACCACACTACCAAGTTTCTCATCTCCTGCTCCGTATAAGAGTGCATAGATAAATGTTTTCGCCTGATTTCTTGATTCAAGTCCTGCAAGCTTTTGGTTAGCTGAGTGTATGTCTCCGTGGAGTATTTCATTTTTGAAGTCCTCATCCTTCATATAGTGTGCCAGCATACGTAACTCAAGGCCGCTGGCGTCAATACCTACTAGCTTATAACCCTTTGGTACAGTCCAGCAAGCCCGGCACTCTTTGCCGTAGGGCGCTGAAAGGTTAGGAACCTGTGCCATGTTGGGGCTGTTGTGTGTCATGCGGCCTGTGATAGTGCCGTTAGGATTTACAAAGCCACGAACACGATCATCGTCGTGACAAGCCTCAAGCCAAGAGGACACCTGTGCTATTCGCTTCTGAAGCAAAAGGTACTCAGCAATCAGTGTGGCCTCTGGAATATTTTTAATCTTACTGAGCGTAGACTCATCAACGATTGGCTGGCCTGTAGGTGTGAACCGCTTAGGCTTCCAGCCAAAGTCAATCAGGTACTCACCTATCTGTTTACGTGAGCCAAGATTGAAAGGCACTTCTTCAATCCGTACAGCCTTACGTTTGATTGCAAGCTCTTCATATTCTTCTTGGGTCAAGCGGCTTTTCTTTTCTGAGCCTTGGATAAGGGCCATCTTAGATAGCGCACCTGTCTTGGTAAAGTGTGGTAGAAGAATAGTTTTTAGTTGCTTAGGTCTGAAGGTCTTCTGCACCTCACGTTCTACTTCCTTGAGGCGGTCAGTCAACTCAGCAACAAGTAGCGTTGCGGCCTGTACATCCAGAAGAAAACCATACTCTCTTTGATCTGCAATAATCTTTAGTGCTTCATGTTCCAGCACTACGGACTGTCGGCTGAAGCCCCTTGATTCTGCTTTAAGATTATTAAACATCTTGGCGTTGAGTACTGCATCATTGCGGCAGTAGTTCAGCATCTCTGGAGAGTATTCACCAAACTCGCTGTAATCTATTTTCTGAAGCCCAATACGATAGCCCCAAGACTCAAGGCTATGTCCACCCTCGCGTGTTGGGTTGAATAAGCGAGACAGTACCAACGTATCCACGATAGCTGTGTTCTCAGTCAAATCAATATTGTGTATTTTCTTGATGGCTGGTAGATCATAGCCAATAATATTGTGACCTATTAGTTTATCTGCATTAGAGAGGTGAGCCAAACCCTGAACAATCTCAGTAGGCCCAAAGGTTTTGGTTTCACCAGAGTCAGGATCGACTGCGGCAATACACCAAATCTTTGTAGGCTCAAGACTATCAGCCTCAATATCAAATACTATGCTCTTCATAACTCAAGCTCATCCTGTTCTTCTGTTTCCACAGCGATCTCGCTGAGTCTACCACTGTCTTTGTCATAAAACAAATGGGTAGCCAAGCCGACATCTCCTGTGTACCTAGACTTCAAGACCCTTACCTTTGTTGTGCTGGCTTCAATAGGATCTTCTGATTGCTGGTTACGTTCAAGAGAAATCACGCAGTCAGATAACTGAGCGATACTTTGTGAGCCACGTAGGTGATTGAGTCCTGTTTCAATACCATTCTCGTGACCGCGATTACCATCAACTCTTCTGAGGTGTGATACAAGAATTAAACCTACGCCTGTCTCTTCAACAAGTGTTCTGAAGTTGTGCATTATAGAGTCTATATTGCGGCGTTCATCACCGTCCGTTGTCATGGACAGGAGCATATGCAAGTGGTCAAAAACTATCCACTTACATTCAAGGCCCATAGCCATAAAACGTAGTTTAGAGAACACACTATCAACATCATTCATCCCAAGGTGAGCATGAACAAAGACACGGTTCTTGTTCTGCCCGTCATAAAGAACATTAAAGAAATTATCTATCTCTTCTTCACTGTACTTGGCCCTAACGCTATCAATATGTAAGCGGTCATTAGCCTCAATAGATAAGATACCATCAACAGTTCTACGCCAATCCTCTTCAAGAGCAATGACGCCTACCTTGTCGTTGGTGTTGGTGATGAGCCAGTGTTCAAGCTCACGAGTAACACTAGATTTACCTAAGCCTGTGCCGCCCGTCAGTGTGATCAGCTCACCCTGCCGTAAACCCTCAAGCTTTTCGTTTAGTCCCTGCCAAGGGTAGGCAACAGATTCTTTTCGCTCACGCTTCTTGTAGCTCTCGCGCTCTTCACTGACGTTTAAAATTCCAGACGGCGTATAAAGTTTTGAAGCCCACCACGCAGTAACGTAAGCCTTGTGATGACCCAGCTTGAGCATTTCGTTAGGGTCTTTGAATTCAGTAGGTAGTGAAAGTATCTTAGCCTTCCCCGGCTTGAGGATACGCGCCACTTTCTTTGCGGCTTCTCTTCCGGGCTTGTCGTTGTCGAAAGAAATAACCACCGTATCAAACGATTCAAGGAATTCAAGATTTTCTTGAACGTCTTTGACTGCGCCCTGCGCTCCATTCTTAACAGATACAACCGGCCATTTACTCCCCAAAAGTTCGTATGCCGCCATAGCATCACACTCACCTTCAGTGATCGTAATGTATTTGCCGCCTGCCTGCGCGATCTGCTGACCAAAGAGGCCAGTTCCCTTGGCAGAACCGACCCAACTAAATACTTTATTTTCTCGACGGATTTTTGTAGCAACTTCTTCATTGTTTATGTACGCAGGGTAGTGGTGTTCAATGATCTTGCCCGACTCGTCTTTGACTGATCGGACGCCGTATTTCTTTGCAGTCTCTAGTGAGATTGAACGGTCTGTTAGTGCGTGATAAAAGGTTTGGTTTTGAGAGAAGGGTGCGTTGTCGTTGGTTCTTTTGAAGCTATTAAAGTCTGCCACGTTGCCTCCCAGTGCAGATTGATAGTCTTTGAAAAATGTTCCACAACTAAAACATTTAGCAGTGCCGTCTGAATTTATGGAGACAGGATCACTGCCTCCACATTCAGGACAGGGCTTGTGGTACTCCACAAAGTCGCCCATTGTTTAGTCCTCCGTTTCATCGTCCTCTACGATTGCATCGTCAACAAGAAACTCCTGCATCTTTTGGTGCAGTGCAACTGCCGCCGCTTGATTGATGGTCATGTTTGTTTCAAGCTCTTCAATTCTCTTTTGAACATCAGCGATCAACATGAATGTTGCCTGACCTTCTGGAGAAATCTTTCCTACATCATAGGTTTTATCTTCGTGGGTATATCGCCACATCAGAACTCACTCCCAGCATCGCCATCATCAAGAACATCAAACTCAGCACCATCAGCACTAGCATACTCGACAAGCTCAAGAACTTGCATGGCTTGGAAGTCAAGCCCCTTGTATACAGTACCATTCCAAGTAGACTCCCACTCTTTGTATTGTACACGTACCTTAGAGCCGTTACCTACACTAGTATTCATAGGCTGTTTGTTACGATCCATCAGCTTAGGTGCGGCGTTAGGCTCGCCATTCTTACCAGTTACTTTTCGTTTAATAATTAGTGCTGACCCATCGTCCGTGTCCTTTACCTTGAACCCGCGTGAGCGGAAGTCATTGGCAACGGCCTCATCCACAACAAGGTTAACGGTATAGACCGGGGTGAATGTTGTGTTTGGTGTGGTCACAGATGCCCACATTGCTACGCCTTCAACAATAGCCATAATAAAAATCTCCTAAGATTTGTTAAACATAAAGTTAATATAACGCGGGATACAACTATACACATAATCAGTAGATAATTGTTCTTGCTCTTTACGAGCCTGAATTTTTATCCAACTAATCATATTCTGTAGTGTGCTGGGTGATGGTAGGCTAGTACCTAGCGACATAATAAATGCCCTACACACAGCATCTTCTATATTAAATACTTCATCATCCATTACTCATAATCTCCTGAAAGGATTGTTATCTTAACAAGATCTAATAGTAAATTAAACTTCTCCATTTCTACATCAGATACTACTTTAAGTTCTTCTCCTGTGTCAACAATAAGAATAAAAGGGTATCTAATTTCTTCATCGTTAGATTGGTCTTTAAGATTATTAAGACCTTCTAAGACTTTATCATTTAGAGTCTTCTTACTATTCTTATTAAAGTTTCCTTGTATAATTTTCAATTTGTATCTCCAAGTCAAAAGACTTTAAAGGTTGATTTTAGCATGGATCAAGGTTGATGTCAACCCTCAACTAACTCTTTGATTAACCAGCCTAAATAGACCTGTGCTTTCTTGAGATCTTCTATGCCATTCTTGTATTCATACCTCCAAAGGTATTTCAAGCAGTTGCCCTTGAGATATCCTTTGAATTCTTGTGGGTGCATTGAAGCTCTGATAGCTTGGATGGCTTCTATGGCTCCCTTGTTATAATGATCTGGTTTGTTTACTACATCATGCACATCTTGAGGGTGATACAGTTTTCCCAAAACTGTTTTAGTTTTTGTAACCTGATCCCATTCCTCCGGGGTTGCATCATCAATACTCACGGCGTACCTCCATATTTAATGTAATCACCTATCATAAAACCGATAGAAAAAAAAGTTATTATTACTAAAGCACTTACATACTCAGGTGAATCTTTCAGTAGATGCCAGATTGTTTTCAACATAATACCTCCATAGTTTTTCAATAGGATCTAATTGATTTGAATCCATAACAAATCTTTCACCGTAACCAAAATCTTTTTTATAGGCTTGATTAAAAAAAGACTTCCTACCAATACAGCCGTGTAATTTTAAAATCTTTGGGTCATCAGTTGCCCCATAAAGTACTGATGCTTTGGCGGCAAAAGACTTTTCTGAATCAAAAATTAACGGGCCGTCAGAACGTGAACTGCACTTAACATCTATTGATGTTTCTCCTAACCAAAAATCTATACCTCCATCAGATAAAACATTTACTACGGGTAAAGGTAAATTAAATAGGCGAGCAAATAAAAACTCTGCTTTGAATGCAAGAATATTATTTGTTGTCCTAGTATCCATACCTTTCTTATCTTTCATTCGTGGAACAATTCCCTGCATCTCACAAAGCTTTACAGTATCTTGTCCCATAAGAATAGAATCATGGTAGTCTTTAGCAGACAATTTAAAATACATTAAACCCCCTTGTCCATCGCATGGGCCTTCCCTTTTCTAGCCAATCGTGGAACTTAAAGTCATAATATTTTTTGTAGGCTTTGATAGTATCAGTATCTTTATACTCATCAGGCATACACTGAGGCGGCTCAACAAAACCAGAGACTTCAATGTTTTGTGGAGCCTTGCTCGTAAAGAACTTTAACTTGTTCCAGCTTTTATGACTGTGTTTGAAGCGGCTTTGAAACTCCATACTAAGGGCTTCAAAGTGTTCATACAACCATTGATAATGTTGTTTACTTTGCCTAGCCCAGACAGTGCTGGGATGATTGACATGGGCCGCAAGATAAAACTTGTCATCATATTTATCTAGCACCCAGCGTTTAGCTTTACGGCCTGAAGAAGATTGTCCGATCACCATTGTGCCATCGACAACACGATGAGCCGTGGACAAAATCTGTGCAGTCTCAAGCGGCATCTTAACAATATGCTGATCGCACTGCTCTTCAGCGGCCCTACGTGGACAGTCATCAAGATAAAAGATATTCATGGTTGATAACGTCCTAGTATTTCACAGGTTTCTATAAGTGTTATGCGCCTCACACGCACAGGAAGGTCAGGGTAGCTGTTTGTGCGAATGGATAAAGCCCTTTGAGCACCTTCGTGATCTTCATAGCTATTACCTTTCTCCCATTTATCTGTATCAATTTGAAAGGGAGTTTGATACTCTACTCTATAAAAGTAAGATGGTATTTCATTTTCATCTATCATGCCGCATCTCCGTGGTCAGTCCAATGATAGTCAGCGTTACTTATCTCATCAGCAATAAGATCATATATATAATTACTATTGACCCAGCTAGTGATATCAACTCCGCGTGTTTTAACTGATATAATTTCAACTAGATTCTCCTCATCACCATGTATATGATACTCAATAGTTACATAGATAGACATCCACTCGCAGTCTAACTCCGCATCCATCACTTGATAACCATACATACTAGCTGTACCCATCTTTAATCTCCTTCAGTCCACTAGAAAAAATACCGTGTAGTACGAAGTCCATTTCCGCAGGGGAAAGTTGGGGCATTGCTACCCCAAGATCCTTGCGTCCTTTCTGCCAATCATCAAGCTCCTCAAGGGATGTGGGTAACTCCACAACCTTTGGATGATCGTCAGTTAAACAACAGATGAATCTAGTATGCGACATCCTTTAAAGCCTCCGCGTCTTCTAAGTCTTTTAGTTTCTTTCTAAGTTCAGAGATAGTATCTTCTTGATTAGAAATTTTAAGCTCAAGCTCATCCATATAATTAGTGACACACCTTTTATAAATTGTTGTAAACTGATCGTGGCTTAAAGTATTCATTAAATAATCCGAAATGTCTAGGCCATTCTCAAAACACCAATCAACAATTTCTTCAAGGGTATAATTATTATCTTCGGCGGCACTAATGACATCAGCGAGACCGAAAAATTCTACTTCAATTTCACGATCAAAATCACTAACATCTACGTCTATACTGATATAACCTGATACAGTTGGCATGAGAATATCTCCATAAGTTAATTAAATATTTACTGCACTTTGAAGAAAGTCATAATGTACTTTTGATACATGAAAACCATCTTCAAATTTCTTAGACTTGGTTGCTAGAAAACTGCACCAAGTATCCCATAAATTTTCTGTGCCGATGTTATGGCAGACCGACACATAATTAGAAATCTTCTTATCCTTCAGTGCCTTTGACTTGATAGACTTAGAGAAAGACAAATCCTTTTTAGGTATGTTGTACATCCGAATGTTATGCACATCAATGCAACCGACCAGCCCCGCTGTTAGCTGGCAGACAAAGCCAGCCTTGGCTAGACCAAGCCCGTCAACTTGTAGAAAAACATTCATCAAAGACAGCGCCCTATCATCATCAGACTTAGATGAGTTGAGCACTGCCAGATACTGCGAATAAATAAAATCTTTCTTGGACTTCAACGAGTCAAAGGTTTTGATCTTGTTACCCCAAATAAATCTAGAGTCACGCCCAAGTTTCTTTACATCTTTTAGCTGATCACCCACCGCATACCAAGGCTGTTGTATACTCAGCACCACCATCAGGATCACATCAGAAAGATTGTCACTAGATAATCTAGAGTAATCTTGCACAGCTTTTGCATGAATTTTATACATAATAAACTCCTTATAGATTCTATAAGCTACACAGATTTGAAACGTGGCGAGTTATTATATTCCTCAACATCCACCCGCAAGTCTCTGATTTCACTATCTAAATTCCATTCCAGATCCCAGAAGCCTACATCCTGCAAACGTCTTTTAAGATCAATTAATTGTGAACGCGCAATGCCAGACCCCGGAAAGTCATAAGCAAATTTAGAGTGGTGTGAAATGCTACGCTCAATCAACTCACAATCCCAACTGCTCCGGTATTCATCGCCACGGTTACCATAGCGCAGACAAAATTCATAACGACCTTTGTAAAACTTCTGATCATCTTTCTGCACTACCCAAACGTCACAGTTCTCGCCCTCAATCCTCATTGAAAACAAATAGTTTTCTTCTGGGTGATGGCACTCATTGTTGAACAACATCGGCTGTACTCCTTTTGTATTTTGTACAACAACACTCGACAGGATCAAATGTTATATGCTCCCAGCCTTCAATTGTTTCGGGCTTAACGTGACAGTAAATAGCAATAAGCTCCACAAGCTTTTCTATTTCTATACCGTCCAGCCGAAGGTGGTGACAAAATATAACATCCGTTAATAGACTAGCTAAAATAGCTTTATCTTTTTTTGAAGTACGCATAACTATCTCCTAAAATAAATAGAGTGCATAGCTACTGCACTTCTTTAGTTTACCATTCAAACCAATATAGATTGGCAATGAAGTACCCATTTCAATACGTCTTTCTCTTTCATTTTTAGCAACAATATATTCAAAACCATCTTCAGCTTTAAAGTCTTTTAGTCTTTTAACTTGTCGCCAAATAATCATGTCACCATTACTGTGATTCCGAGATGTTATATAATACATATTACTTTCCTCTGTTGTTGGTTATCCATTCTTCAACGGTGTCACTAGACTTAGCGGCATCGTCCCAGAATTCATTTAATCTTTCTAAAGAAAACTTACTTTGTTCTTCATGTAAACAATCAAGAATAAAAGAACAGTAGTCTTCATCGTTCATCGCTGATCTGATTAGTCTTTGAACATTTAATACTTTTTCTTTTTCCTTTGGCACTAATAACTCCTTATAGATTCTATAAGAAAAAAGCCCCGAAGGGCTTTGATTAGTAATAACCTTCACGAACTTTATGAAGGACATTGAAGATCTCTGATTCAGAAAAGTGTAACTCCTTTAACTCATGTGCTAGTCCACTGTAATCCGGATTAGACTTGAGATAAATATATAACTGAACCAGAGATTCAATATCAATACGTTCAGGCCGCGATGCGGAAGACATCAGAGTTACACACGTTGCGAACAATTTCTTGGCGCTTGTGATTCACTGAGGCGATGTTAGCCTGAGTCTTTTGAGTAGCGGCTGGGGCATGAGTAGACCAATCCGTTAGCGTATTGTAGACAGCCCATTGATTGCGACCCATCTTATCTGAGTATTGGTTCCAAGCATTCGCAAGATAGGTCAGTGAGCTATTGAGTCTAGGTAGCTGATCAAAGACTGCTGACCAAGACACACCACACTCAGCCACAATAGTACGTACCAGATCCAGACACCCTGCGGCCTCTGCAAAAACAAACATGGCTTGCTTGGCTGTAACCTGAGTCCGATACATCTCAGCCCATAGCTCTTGCTCAGTCTGGAAAACCTCTAGAGAT